GCTCAGGACTCTATTCTTTGTTCATACCTATGGAATGGAACTACGAAGGCTACATTGATTCTTATGGCTTTCCTGTATTCAACACACCAGAAAAAGAAGTAGTAGGTCCTTTTGGAGATCCAATTACTCAAGGTGTTATAGAGTATTGGGACAATGAAGTTGAAGGTCTTAAAAATGATCAAGATGGTTTAAATGAATTCTACAGACAGTTTCCACGCACAACTAAACACGCGTTTAGAGATGAGTCTAAAGAATCTCTATTTAACCTTTCAAAGATATATGAGCAGATAGATTTTAATGAAGATCTTAAAAACTCAATAAATGTTACTCAAGGAAGTTTTCAGTGGGAAAACGGAGTTAAAGATACAAAAGTTATATTTGTACCAAACAAAAGCGGTAGATTTAGAGTTTCCTGGGTTCCACCTTTAAATCTCCAAAATCGTGTGATAATAAAGGGTGGACTGAAATATCCAGGTAATGAACACTGTGGAGCTTTTGGTTGTGATAGTTATGATATATCAGGTACGGTTGATAAAAGAGGATCAAATGGATCTTTACATGGCTTAACTAAATTCAGTATGGAGGACGTACCTCCAAACCATTTCTTTTTAGAATATATAGCTAGACCACAAACTGCTGAGATATTTTTTGAAGATGTGTTAATGGCATTAGTTTTTTACAGTATGCCAATATTAGCGGAAAATAACAAGCCTAGATTGTTGTATCATTTAAAAAGAAGAGGTTATAGAAATTTCTCTATAAATAGACCAGACAGGAAGTACAATAAATTATCGATAACTGAAAGAGAGCTTGGTGGAATACCAAATTCAAGTGAAGATATCAAGCAAGCTCACGCTGCTGCTATAGAGTCTTATATAGAAGATTTTGTAGGATTAAAAGAAACTGGCTATGGAGATATGTACTTTCAAAGAACACTGGAAGACTGGGCTAAATTTAATATAAACAACAGGACAAAGCACGATGCTTCTATTAGTTCTGGACTAGCCTTGATGGCTTGTAATAAACATAGATACGCTCCATCAGCTCCAGTTAAAAGAGAAGCTGTAAATTTAGGAATTAAAAAATATGACAACAAAGGTGTCACATCAAAAATAATAAGTTAAATGGGTATATACACTAACACCAATAGCGCTTTTCCAAGCCAAGTAGTAAGCGACGCTGAAAAAGCTAGCTGGGAATACGGAACTCAAGTTGCTCAAGCAATAGAGTATGAGTGGTTTGACCAAGGGCGAACTGGAGGTAATAGATATCTAACTAATTGGAATAATTTTCATTCGTTAAGATTGTACGCTAGAGGTGAACAGCCTGTGCAGAAATATAAAGATGAATTATCCATTAATGGTGATTTGTCTTATCTTAATTTAGACTGGAAGCCAGTACCTATTTTATCTAAGTTTGTAGACATCGTAGTTAACGGTATATCGCAAAAGTCTTATGATATAAAAGCCTACTCTCAAGATCCTAGCTCAGTAAAGAAAAGAACTGAATACGCTAGCAAGCTTCAAGAAGATATGGTTGCTAAAGAGTATTTAGACGGCTTAAAACAAACGTTAGGTATCGACTTATATCAGTCACCGAGCAGTGTTGTGGTTCCAGAATCTAAAGAAGAGTTAGAGCTACACATGCAGCTTAGTTACAAGCAGTCAATTGAAATAGCAGAAGAAGAAGCTATATCAACTGTATTTGCTCAAAATAAATATGATCTTGTAAGACGTAGATTAAACATGGATCTTACAACTATTGGTATTGCGGCTGGTAAAACCAACTTTAATACAGCTGAAGGAATTACTGTTGACTACGTAGATCCAGCTTATATGGTTTACTCATACACAGAAGATCCAAACTTTGAAGATATATATTATGTGGGTGAAGTAAAGTCTATAACAATACCAGAGCTTAAAAAAGAGTTTCCTGGTATATCACAAGAGGAGTTAGAAAGAATACAAAAAGCACCTGGAAACAGACAGTATATAACTGGTTGGGGTAATTACGACGAAAACACTGTGCAGGTTATGTACTTTGAATATAAGACTTACCACAATCAAGTTTTTAAAATAAAGCAAACAGATTCAGGATTATTAAAAGCTTTGGAAAAACCAGATACGTTTGATCCGCCTGAAAATGATAACTTTGAAAGAGTATCTAGGTCTATAGAGGTTTTATACACTGGCGCAAAAGTTTTAGGAACTAACACTATACTAGATTGGGGCTTAGCAGAGAACATGTCTAGGCCAATGGCAGACACAACTAAGGTTAAAATGAATTACACGATATGTGCTCCTAGAATGTATAAGGGACGCATAGAGTCTGTTGTAAGTAAATGTATTGGATTTGCAGACATGATTCAACTAACGCATCTTAAACTGCAACAGGTAATGTCTAGGATGGTTCCAGACGGTGTTTATTTAGACATGGACGGATTAGCTGAGGTTGATCTTGGTAATGGAACTAATTATAATCCTGCAGAGGCTTTAAACATGTATTTCCAAACTGGTTCTATAGTAGGTAGATCAATGACGCAAGACGGCGATATGAATCCTGGTAAAGTGCCTATTCAAGAACTTAATAGCTCTAGCGGACTTGGTAAAATACAGGCGCTAATACAAACATATCAGTATTACTTACAAATGATACGCGATGTAACGGGATTAAACGAAGCCAGAGATGGAAGCACGCAAGATAAGAACTCATTAGTAGGTCTTCAAAAGATGGCGGCTAACGCGTCCAATGTAGCAACCAGACATATCAAACAAGCTAGTTTATACCTTACGTTAAAGCTAGCAGAGAACGTATCTCTTAAAATAGCGGATGCTTTGTATTTTCCATTAACAGCTGAATCACTTAAAAACTCTATATCAACTTATAACGTTGAAACGCTTCAGCAGGTTATTGATTTAAACTTATATGATTTTGGTGTATTTTTAGAACTAGAGCCAGATGACGAAGAGCAAGCTAAATTAGAAGAAAACATTCAAGTCGCGTTAGGTGGAGGTGGTATTGACTTAGAAGACGCTATTGACTTAAGACAAATTAAAAATCTTAAGCTAGCTAATCAAATGCTTAAGGTAAAACGCAAGCAAAAAGCTATTCAAGACCAAGCTAATCAACAGGCTAACATACAAGCTCAAGCTGCTGCTCAAGCAGAAACTGCAGAAAAAACAGCTATGGCTGAAGTTCAAAAGCAAGAAGCTATATCAGGTTCTAAAGTTCAATACGAACAAGCTAAAGCTCAAATGGAAATAAACAAAATGCAAATAGCAGCTGATTTAGAAAAAATAAAAATGCAGCAAAAGTTTGAATACGATATGCAATTAAAGCAACTAGAGGTTCAAGCGATGCAGCAAAAAGAAGCGGCTATAGAAGATAGAAAAGATAAACGTAGCAAAATGGAAGCTACACAACAAAGTGAAATGATAAGCCAGCGTCAAAATGATAGCTTACCTAAAGACTTTGAAAACGAACCCGATATGGGTATGCAAGCTTTCATGTAGAAAGTAAACAATTATTTAATTATATTATATTATGTCAGAAGTAAAACAAGAAGAACCTGTTAAGCAGGAGGGTGAGTTTAAACTTAAAAAGAAAACTCCAAAAAAATTAACTAAAACAAGTGACGAACCTGTTAGAGTTAACATTAAAGAACCTTTAGTAGAACTAGAACCAGAGGTTAAAAAGGTAGTAATACCTAAAGAGCAAGAAGAGGTTATACAGATCGGAGAAATAAAAGATTCTCCTGTGGAAAAACCAATCATAGAAGTAGTTGAAGACGTTGAAGAGTTTACGCCGATTAAAGAAGTTGAAGTAGCCAAAGTAGAAGCTGAAGTTAAAGAAGCATTAAGAGATGAAAAAGTTTTAGGTAAGCAATTACCTGAGAACATTGAAAAGCTCGTTAGCTTCATGGAGGACACTGGCGGAACAATTGAAGATTATACTAGACTTAACGCTGATTACTCTAGCGTTGATGATAAAACGTTATTGAAAGAGTATTATAAGAAAAACAAACCTTATCTAGATAATTCAGATGTTGAACTTCTTTTGGAAGATTTTGACTATGATGAAGATTTGGATGAGGATAGAGATATACGCAAAAAGAAACTTGCGTTCAAAGAAGAAGTTGCAAAAGCTAAAGGCTTTTTAGAGGAAACAAAGGTTAAGTATTACGATGAAATCAAGTTGAGATCAAACGTAAACCCTGATACTCAGAAAGCTACAGACTTTTTCAACCGATATAACAAGCAACAGGAAGTAGCTGAGCAACAACATAAGCGGTTCCAAGAAAGTACTAAACAGCTTTTTAACGATAATTTCGAAGGTTTCGATATTAAAGTCGGTGATAAAAGTTATAAGTACAATATTCAAAACCGTGATAAAGTTGCAGAAAACCAATCAAACATTAATAACCTTGTCGGGAAGTTCCTAGACTCTGATGGTAATGTTAGTGACACGATAGGTTATCACAAAGCTATGTACGCTGCTGACAACGTAGATAAAATCGCCTCTCACTTTTACGAGCAAGGAAAAGCAGATGCCGTTAAAGACGTTATGAACAAGTCTAAAAACTTAAGTGATACCAAAGCTAGGTCATCACAAGGTGACGTGTTCTTGAATGGATTTAAGGTTAAAGCTATCTCAGGTGCTGATTCTACAAAACTGAAAATTAAAACAAAAAGATTTTAACTAAAAAACACAAATTATGGCGAGTACTTTAACTCCAACATTTGGAGTATTA